AGACAAGGGAACAACACATAAGACGAGACAAAGCAACATCCAATATATGCACTGCCCAAGCACTCCTCGCAAATATGGCAGGTTTTTATGCTGCTTACCACGGTGCGGAAGGTCTGAGAAAAATATCAAGTAAAATACTGTGGCATAGACAAACGCTGCTATTAGCATTGAAATGGTGCGGTGTTACGGTGGACGATTGGGAAGGTTTTGATACTGTTAGATTTAAGAGTGATAAGCATGTTGAAGGATTTAACTGTAGGTATGAGAATGGTTGGATTATTCTATCTATTGATGAATGTACTACACTAGATGAGATAGCAGACATTGTACAAACACAAATTAATTTCATACCAGATCCAAAAACTATCACTCATGTAGAACCTGCAATGAAGGACTACAAGTGGCAGCATACTCCTCTTAGAAAAAAACCTTGGTTACAACAAGAGGTGTTTAATAAGTATCATAGTGAAACTAATATGATGAGATATATTAATGAGTTAGTTCAGAAAGATTTCTCATTAGTAAATGGTATGATACCACTTGGTAGTTGCACAATGAAATTAAATGCAGCAGCAGAACTGATGCCAGTATCATGGTCTGAGTTTGCAAACTTACATCCATTCATTCCTTCTGGACAAGCACTTGGTTATCAAAAGATAATGGATGATCTTAAAAAATGGTTGTGTGAGATTACAGGATTTGCTGCTATATCATTACAACCAAATGCAGGATCTCAGGGTGAGTATGCAGGTTTGCTTGCAATACAATCATACCACAAAAGTAGAGAAGATCACAAGAGAAATGTATGTTTGATTCCAGAATCAGCACATGGAACTAATCCTGCATCAGCAATCATGGCAGGTATGAAAATAGTTCCTATCAAATGTGATGATGAAGGTAACATAGATTTAAAAGATTTAGAGAAGAAAGCAATCATGAATACATTTGAACTATCATGTATTATGATTACATACCCATCTACTCATGGTGTATTTGAACCAACCATCAAAGACATTTGTAGAATCATACATGATAATGGTGGTCAAGTATATCTTGATGGTGCAAACATGAATGCACAGGTAGGATTATGTAAACCTGGTGAGTATGGTGCAGATGTATGTCATCTTAATTTACATAAAACATTTTGTATACCTCATGGTGGTGGAGGACCTGGCGTAGGACCTATTGGTGTAGCAGAACATCTTGTACCTTTTATTAACCATAGAGTATCAGCAGCAACTCAAGGTAGTGCTAGTATACTTTTGATTAGTTGGATGTATATTCGTATGATGGGTGGATCAGGATTAAGAAAAGCATCAGAAGTATCATTACTGACTGCTAATTGGTTAGCACAACAAATAGATCCAGAGTTTAAAGTATTGTATAAAGGAAAGAATGGTAAGATAGCACATGAATGTATATTTGATTGTCGTAACTTACCAGTAACAGCAGAAGATGTTGCGAAGAGATTGATGGACTATGGATTCCATGCACCTACATTATCATGGCCAGTTTTGGGAACTATGATGGTAGAACCCACAGAGTCAGAATCGTTTGATGAATTGTTGAGGTTTGTTGAGGCAATGGCAATGATTAAAAGAGAAATATTTACTACACCTGAGATAGTAAAGAATGCACCCCACACTGCTAGGGTTGTAATTTCTGACAAATGGGAGTATAATTATACCAGAGAACAAGCAGCATACCCTGCAAACCAAACTAATAAGTTCTGGCCAGCAGTATCACGAATTGATAATGTTTATGGTGATCGTAACTTGGTGTGCTCTTGTTCCAATTATTTTGAGGATGCGGATGGAACTTAAAGACTGGTTAAAGTCTATTAATCTCACTAAAGAAAATTTACTTGAGGAAGATCCCACATTAAAATACCCTGCATTTATTGTAAACAAATGTCTGTCTGGGTTACTTGATGCTGTATTGTTTTCTAATGAGATGAACAAGTATCCTAATCTAGACCCTAAGTTACAATATGATTTTCTACTACACTCTTTAAGGAAAAAGAAGAGGTTCGCACCTTGGTTAAAGAAGGATAAAATAGCAGACTTGGATGCAGTTAAGAAGTATTATAGATACAGTAGCGAGAAAGCATTACAAGCGATGCGTGTTCTCAGTAAAGATCAAATAGAATACATTAAAAACAAACTTAACACAGGTGGAAGAATATGAATGACATGTTTGTCTTTATATACGGTCTAATGTTTGCCACAGTAGTAGGTGGTACATTTGCATTCATGTGGAGAATGACTGGTATGCTAGTCAGAGACATGGAGAAACCAAAGAAAAAAGTTACCCATCCAGAAATGGAAAATGTACAGCCAGGTGAGACACTTCTAGTTTTTAAAGAAGTGGAAAGGCAGGAAGAAAATGAAGATTCTCAGTATTGATCTAGATTTTATTTCAGCACCTGCAATCAACGACTTCTATAAAAATGGTCTGAACAAACAGATACCAGATGTTCAACCAGTCGTTCAATGGAAGCACCTACAGTCTAGAATGCCAGAGGTATTTGAAACTATATCTCAGAAGATTGATATTGATAATTATGATTTTTGTTTAAGAACATATCTAAGAGCATTGAAGCACTGTCACAATGTTTATTTTGGATATGACCATGACAATATTTTGTATGGTTTAGAAGGACATACAGACATAGAGATAGTCAATATAGATCATCATAGTGATATACTTACAAATACTAGAAGTAGTGCAGAAGAAGAAATAAAACAAATAGATGAAGATGAAAGAGTAGTAGAGGGTAACTGGGGATATTATTTACAATCACAGGGAAGATTAAAATCTTTTCATTGGATTATGAATGAAACTACAGAGGAGTTTTTAGATACAATGCATGGTCATAAGTATCTTAATAATTTTACTTGGGGTTTTAAAAATGATTACGACTTTGGTGACTACAAGTTTGATCAAATATTTGTATGTTTATCACCATCATATATTCCACCCTTACACTGGCATATGATGAGTACATTTATTAAAGTGTATGAAGAACTTAGTGGAAAGAAGATAGACATAGACTATCTACATAGAAAATATGAGATGGAAAAATACTATAACGGTGTGACTAAAATTATCTACTGATGAAAATTAATTACTTGAGTCAGGACTCACCTGACGATTACATTATAAAACAATCTGAGTTTAAGGACTCAAGTGGTATGCCATATAAAAGGTGTCCATGTTTTAATCATAAGAACGAAAGAACTTTTATAATATCATCACCCATTGACTATGAGTTTAGAGTCGATGAACCAATAGATACTAATTTCTTACATTACAATCAGGAACATTTAGATACTCTAGTCTTTCATTTAACTACTCCTCATTTTTTATTATGGACAGCAGACAATGATGTATGGTTAGAATTGAATGATCATCCTATGACATCTCTTGATAATAATATGATAGTTGTTCCTGGTTGGGTGCAACTATCTACATGGCCGTCTAAGGCAAGTATTGGATTTCAAGTGGTAGACAAAACAAAACCAGTAAAATTTAGAAAAGGTGATCCTCTATGCAGAATATCATTCCATTCTCCTGACCTAGATGCAGAGGTAGAGTTACAAAGAATAGAAGATCATGCTATAATAGATGAGATATTAGACATATATGAAACAAAACGAGAGGAGGCAATGGATGACAAGACTTGGACAGATAGATTGTTCAAGAAGGGAAAGTCTAAATGTCCTTTTGCGAGAATTATTTACTAAATAACTTTACGCAATGAATTAAAACAATGAGTGTAGTGACTGAACCGACCGTTGATTGGTCGTCCGATAAGATGGTAGAAGTATCATTAGGTGAACCAGATGATTTCTTAAAGGTTAGAGAAACCTTAACTAGAATTGGTGTAGCATCACGGAAAGAAAAGAAATTATATCAATCCTGTCATATACTACATAAGCAAGGAAGATATTTTATTGTCCACTTTAAAGAATTATTTGCATTAGATGGAAAAAGAGCTAACCTTACTATTAACGATGTGCAGCGTAGGAATCGTATTGCTCAGTTGCTTGCTGATTGGGGACTCATTGGTATACTCAATATAGACCAAATCGGAGACATAGCACCGTTAAATCAAATCAAAGTATTAAGTTATAAAGATAAAGGTGACTGGATACTAGAAACAAAGTATAATATAGGTAGGAAAAAAACGGAGGAAGAGTGAAGAAATTTATTTTTGATGTTGATGGGACTTTGACACCTGCAAGAAAACAGAT